AATATAAGTAAAATGAATATTTTTTTTATTTAATTAACCCTTGACATATACGTAGAGTTATGTTACTATAAAGACATCATATGGTTGAGCAATTGCAAAAGTACCAGATGATTACCACCGAGGCTCTCTCATTAAGGTAGTTTGGTGGCCCACATAAGGCATTCTTTGACCTCCTAGTTATGGTGATGCCTGAAAGTTCTCGATATCAGAGTGTGGGGTGGAAGTTGAGAGTGTCTCGGCCCCTTGTAAGACCTTTGTGTCTAAGCATATGGCCCTTTTGATGTTAGTCGTCTAACTATGCGAAGGGCCGTTGTGCTATATGCTACCGTAACCCCCACCCTTTAAACTGGTGTGTTATATGTAATCTATAAATGCAATGTAGATTCCCTATACTATTCTGTACTATTTCACAACCAGTACAACTTGTCACACCCCACCCCCCTTAAAACTAGCGCTAACTCTTACACTTAAATGCATATAAAAAAAACTTGACAATGAGAAGAATTTCTGGTACAATAAAATTAATCAATGAAACGAGAGGTTACATAATGAATATACACTTATATCAAAGAACTTACGAAGAGAATACTTTAAATCTAGATTTAGAAGATGAACAAGTAGAACATATTTTTCAGACACCTGAAGATGCTGAAAAAGAAAATGCAAGATTGAAAAGTCTTGGAGTTAAATTTACTGTTAAAAAACTTGACAACATAAACAATTACTGATACAATAGAATTAATCAACAATAAGGAGTACATACACTATGAGTAAAACAATGGCATATTTTTGGGATGAAGCAGAGAACTTTCTTAACGCACAAATCAAGAGAATAGAATCTCAAGAGATTTCTCTAGACACAGCAGTTGAGAACTGTTTACAATCTAACCAGTCATGGGATTTGGTTGGCTATGATGATACTATACATTATTTGCAAGATTGGTTGAAGGAGTACTTTCATGTCAATACCAAAACTCACAACTAAAGAACAGATTATAACAGAGTTTGCACAATCGTTAAAAGACAGTAACGTCTCTAAGGAATCTTGTATCAAAGCATGTCAAGAGGAATTTGGACAGGATGGTGTCACAATTGCAGAAAGATTATATAAGTTTAACAAATTTGGTATGTTAACATATAAGTAATATTATGCAAGACCCAAAGAAACAATATCAAAAGTATATGGTCATGTCTCTCATACTGATTTCCGTATTATTATTCTATGGCATTTGAAATACTCTATGTAACATCTGACAGTATCAAATGTGATGGTGGAGAGGGTGACTTAGGACATCCGACTGTCTATTACTCTCTCAAGAAACAATCTGAGGTTGTCTGTGGGTATTGTAATAGAAAGTTTATTAAGAAATGAATATCGATTTCCGAGCGAAGCGTTCTGAGCGTTTTCTTTCTTTGATAGTATTTCTGTTGTTGGGGCCTTTTGGCATTATAAATAAACTTGTAACTTAACTAAAGGAGTTCTTACTAATGGCGTATTTTTGTTTATCACATAATCATAATGATTTTATTGATTTAAATTTTTATATTATTGCAAAGACTTTATCCTATACGGATGATTGGATTGCAAAAGCAAATAATGACGGAGAAGGTGATAGACCTGAAGCTCCTTTTAAATCTTGGAAAATTCAAGACAACACATACATAAATGTTATGTACGGCCCAGCAAATCCTGAAACCTTTAACTCATCTTTCTTGAGTGGAAAACTTGCAGATACAAACGAACAAGTTCAAAATACAATAGACGCTGATTGGGATAAGGGAAGTGCTTGTCCTACAGTTGTCGAAGACCTTCCTTTCATTTATCAAGGTGCAATGTCTAATGACATCTATGGAGGTGGTATACACTACCCTGGTGTGATTGACCCAACAGGTATAACATGGACACCTGCCAATATTGCAAACACTTATGATACTATCACAGGTGCTGGAGCAAAAGTTATCTTTTTAACTTGGGATGATTTTACTCATGCGTCTTGGACAACAACTTTCAAAGCTCGTGAACAAGCATCTCGTACAAAAGATTCTAATACAGACATCACCGATGCATGGTGGGCACAACGCACAGAAGCAATGATAAAATTAAAAACATTGCATCCTGATGATAGCAAAAACTTTCAACTTTGTCAAGATTTAATTATTGCAAAGAACACGACACACTACGAAGCACTTTGTACATTTATGGGAGCTGACCCTGTAACAGAATCAACATGGCATGGATGGGTTGATACTTACAATAACTACATCGCATCCTAACATTTGAATCCTTTAAAGGAGTTTATATTATGAAGAACGCTAATATCGATAAGAAAATATCCCTATCCGATTTAAATCGACCTAAAGATTATATTGAAGTTGCAGAAAGATATCCTTTTGCAATTCGTAATATCTATGATGACGCAATGTCTCATACGATTAAAAGACATTCTGGTCAAGAAGTTCCTCTACACATTGATTGTGAATTATCCATATTAGAAAAGTGTGGTGTAATTCGAACGTCTAATGTGCAAGCTCGAATGACCGATTGGCATTTACATACAGAATTTGAAAGTATCAAATGGATTACTGACCAGGCGTGTCGTCTTGCAGAACAAATTTGTTTAAGACTAGCCCCAACAAAAATGTATTGCAATGAATCATGGGGTATTCACTACACAGAAAAAACTTCAGCAAAACGTCACAGTCATTTTCCTTATACTTTTGCATTTGGATATTATGTAAAGATGCCAGAGTATGCACCTATTATCTTTCCTACTGCGAACTATGAATACAATCCTAAAGTCGGTGACCTGATAGTTTTTCCAGGCTTCATACAACATGAAGTGAAACCTGTCGAAGGTGAAAGAATTATGATTGCTGGAAATATGTACAATACACAATGGTCATCTCCTAGAAATTTTCAAAACTCTAGTATAGAAGACGTGATTAAATATAATTCCTAAGACTAAATACTTGTATGGACAAAATTCAAAACTTTATGGGCATGGATGGTTTTCATTGGTTTGTCGGTGTTGTAGAATCACGACAAGACCCTAGTCAATTAGGACGTGTACAAGTTCGTTGTCTTGGATTTCATACAGACGATTTAGTTGATTTACCAACACAAGATTTACCTTGGGCCCAAGTCATGACCCCAACAACAAGTTCAGCCAACTCAGGCATAGGAACTTCACCAAGTTTTATTATCGAAGGCACATGGGTTGTAGGATTTTTTATGGACCCAGAAAAACAACAACTCGTTGTTATGGGAAGTTTGCCAGGTATTCCTACACAAGAGATTGATATTGCAAAAGGATTTAATGACCCGAATGCAAAGTACCCTAAAGAGTTATTACAATCAGATGTTAATAAACTTGCAAGAGGAACGAACACAATAACGAAAACACCTGATATAATTACAGGCGAACCTGACAATCCTTACAATGCTGTGTATCCAAACAATCATGTTTTTGAATCCGAATCAGGTCATGTCATTGAAATTGATGACACAACGGACGCAGAAAGAATTCATGTCTATCACAAATCAGGGTCTTTTGTTGAATTTCATCCTAACGGTGATGTCGTAACACAACATAAGAACGGATTTAGAACAGTTACGGGCAATGATAACATTCATGTGACTGGTGATTTAACAATTAAAGCAGATGGTAATATCAAAATCGATTGTGGTGTAAATAAAACTATTAATTTAAACTCTGGTGAAAACGGAGCCGCAAGATTATCAGATACAACATTAGACAATGATACTGAATTAAACGGAAACGATATTGGAAGTATAACTTCATCCTCTAAAACTGTTATCATTGGAGATTAACTGTATAAATACTCTTGTAGGAGAGTGGCTCTATGACACATATTGTAGGTGATAAAGGTTCTGATGCACAGTCAACCAATGCATCAAGTAAAGTTACAAAAGTATATTCTGATTTAGACCTATTTTTTGCTAGGAAAAACTCAAACTCAGATATCAATGTTATTGAAGACGTACAGGCAGTCAAACGTTCTATACGTAATTTAGTATTATTGAATCCATTTGAAAAACATTTTCACCCAGAAATTGGTTCTGGTATACGTGATATGTTATTTGAAAACATGACACCTATTACTGGTGTTGTCCTTGCAAGAAAAGTTGAAGATGTTATTCGTAACTTCGAACCTCGTGCTAAATTACAAGCTGTAAGATGCACACCTGATTATGACAGAAATGCTTACAGTGTGACTGTAGATTTCTATGTTAGAAATACACCTACCGAGATGGTAGAAATGGATTTATTTTTAGAGAGATTACGATAATGGCAACCATTGTTAATAAAAAAAGATTAAGAATTACCGAACTAGACTTTGACCAAATCAAAGAGAACTTAAAAATATTTTTAAAAGCCCAAGACACTTTTAAAGATTATGACTTTGATGGTTCTGGTTTTAATATCCTACTTGATACACTTGCATACAATACTCACTACTTAGGTTTCAACGCTAACATGTTAGCGAATGAAATGTTTTTAGATTCAGCATCATTACGTTCGTCTGTAGTGTCACATGCTAAAATGTTAGGATATGAAGTTCAATCAGCAAGAGCTGCAAAAGCAATTATCAATGTTTCTATTAGAACAAACCAAACATCTATTACAATGCCAGCAGGTACAAAGTTTTCTACAAGCTACGATGGTACATCTTATAACTTTGTTACATCTCAAGACCAGACTTCTACAAAATTTGGTAACTCGATAAACTTTGATTCTATTTTTGTTCACGAAGGTACCTTCGTAACAACTCGTTACACAACAGATACATCTGACATTGAACAAAGATTTTTATTAAGAGATAATCGTGCTGACACATCAACATTAACAGTTAAGGTTATTAACTCTTCTACCAATTCAGCAACAACAACTTTTACAAAGGCAACTGACATTACACAGTTGACTAATACATCTACTGTTTACTTTTTACAAGAAGTTGAAGGTGGAAAACATGAAGTTTATTTTGGAGATGGTATTATATCTAAAGCTATTGAAGATGGTAATATTGTTTTACTACAATATGTTGTAACTAATAAAACAGAAGCCAATGGCGCATTTCAATTTAGTCCACCAAGTTCTATTGGTGATGAATCTGACGTTACCATTACTACTGTTTTAAGAGCAGAGGGTGGAGCTGAACCAGAATCTTTAAAATCTATTAAAACAAATGCACCTCTTGATTATGCAACACAAGGTCGTGCCGTAACAACCTCTGACTTTGAAGTCCTTACAAAAAGATTATTTCCAAACACACAAGCTGTTTCAGTTTTTGGTGGAGAAGACGGAAGTTATGATTCATCAACTGGTGTTAGTTCAACACCCGAATATGGTAAAGTTTTTATTTCAATCAAATCAACAACAGGTTCTATTTTAACATCTACGCAAAAGTCTCAATTGGTAACAGAGTTAGCACCATACACAGTTGCTTCTATTACACCTGTTATTGTTGACCCAGACACAACTTTTATTCAATTGGCAGTTGGATATTCTTTTGATACATCAGCGACAACTAAACTTTCTTCAGCTATCGATTCAGCAATTACAACTGCTATTACAAATTACAACACAGACACACTACAACAATTTAATTCACAGTTTAGAGCATCCGAAGTTTCAAGACTTATTGATTCTGCCGACCCATCAATTCTAAATAATACTACAACTGTAAAATTAACAAAGAACTTTTTACCTTCTCAAGGTACAACAATCTCTTATTACATACCATTTAATAACGCTTTATTTCACCCTGAGGCAGGTTATCTTGCTAGTGTTGGAGGAGTTGTATCATCAACAGGTTTTAAAGTTGGTACTGATACAGTAACAGAATATTTTTTTGATGATGATGGTAACGGCAATCTAAGAAGATATGCTATTGTTGGTACAGCACGTTCTTATATTGATGAACAAGCTGGAACAATAGACTATGACACAGGAGCCATTAGTGTTAGTAATATTAATATTACAGCTATTTCAGATGTAGATGGTTCAATATCCACAACAATACGATTAGTTGTAATACCAAACTCAAATGATATTGTACCTGTTCGAAACCAAATCTTAGAAATAGATTTTTTTAATACAACTATAACAGGCAACACAGATACACAATCTGCTTCAGGGTCAACGTTTACGACAACAGGTAGTGGTAGTAGCGCATCAACGACTGTAACTACTTCTGGTGGAACAACAAGTGGTACTTCATCAAGTTCAAGCAGTTCAAGTTCAAGCAGTTCTTACTAGATGAAGCAATATGGCAATAATAGATAATAAACTCTCACCATTAATAAGAGGACAACTACCAGATTTTCTTCAAGACGAAGACCATGCCGTTTACTCTGCATTTGTTACCGACTTCTATAAGTTTTTAGAATCTGCCAGATTAAAATATAAAACTGGTACAAACTATCTTACTCTAGAACCAGAAACAAAAGCATATGTCTTATCTGAAAATGGAGTACTTGGTGCAGCCATTGATAGAATGGTTCTTGAAGATTCTACAGAATTTCAAAATGGTGAAATTATTAAAGGACAAACATCAGGTGCTGAAACAACTATCATAGTTGAAGATGTTCGTAACGCTTCTTTATACACAACTTCTAACCAAAGATTTGAAGTTGGCGAAATAATTAAAGGATTGACATCTGGTGCAGAAGCTGAACTTACTGAATACAAAGGTAACCCAGTACAAAACATTCAACAACTTTTAGACTACGCTGATATTGACAATACTGTTAATGAATTCTTTACGCAATTTAGAGAATCGTTTTTAAAAGTTATACCTAATACACTTGCAACAGGTGTATCAAAAAGAAATCTTATAAAAAATATTAGAGACCTGTATGCTGCCAAAGGTACATCTCAAGGTCATAAACTTTTTATGCGTTTATTACTTAATGAAAGTTCTAATATATTTTATCCTAATCAAAATATGTTACGTCTTTCTGACGGAAAATGGTCTACAAAGAAAAAATTACGTTGTGTATCAAATGGACAAGGAACTGGTTCAGAAGCTTTAAGTCAAGTTATCACAGGAAGAACTTCTTTCGCTACAGCAGTAATAGATGCAGCGTCAACATTTATTCAAGGTGATGATTCTGTTTCTGAATTTGAACTTGAAAATATAATACCAGGTGTAACAAATTTTCAAACAGGAGAAATTATTGATGTCATTTCAAACACAAAAGATATTAGTATAAGTTTTACAATAAAATCTATAGTATCTGATACTGAAATTACAAATGATGGTATATTACATTCTTTAACTGAAACTGCAACCGTTGATGCTGACAAAGGTAATGGTTTTGCTGAAATTGAAGTTAACAATATAAAAGAAGGTTCTATATCAAAAGTATTTGTGCAAACACCAGGTTCTGGTTATGAAGTTGGTGACAAACTTGAGTTTTCAGCTGGAGATGGGGTTATAGCTGCTACTGGTGTAGTATCTGCTTTAGGAGGTTCACTTTTATTTGAAGACGGTGATGGTATGCAAAGAGAAACGGCTTCTAAACTTTCTGACTTACCATTTAATGTTGCATTAGAAACAAAAGAAATTGCTGATGGCCCTTACTATGTTTATGGTACTGCTGAGTACAATCAGTTAGGTGCTGGTAAAACAGGATATTTTTATCCTTTATTTTTAACTGCTGTAGCTGCAGGTGGTACAACTGAATCACATCCACATACATTTATAGAATTTCCTGGCACAACTTTTTATATGCCAAAAGGTCAAATGAATCATGGACTAGTTGCCAAACCAACAGGTTCATATGATTCAGAAACATATCTTTCATGGCCACCACAAACTGAAGATAATATTATATTAGAAGGAACAGATAGTAACGGTTTAAATGCTGGTGATAAATTAATAACAAATCAAACTCAAGTTTCTTTAGACACACTT